TAGGATTCTAGATAAACTGGCGGCTCAAGAAGATGAACAAAAGAGTCGAGAAGCTGATTACACAGCAGCAATGGGGTTGCTCGAAGGAGCGGCTGAAAAACATCTCTCAAGCGAAAAACTCGGGGATGTACGGCGAGCTATACGCCGGGGTGCCGAAAGAATTAGAGAGCAATCTGAGGTATCGTCAGGAACTAATTGAAGCCGCTTACACCGATCCAACAGTCGGTGAGGCTTTAAGGCAATTCTGCAAAGACGACATTCTGTTTTTCATCAACACCTTTTGTTGGGTGTACGAACCCCGGTCTAGGGATGTGGTCCCGTTTATAACGTGGGAGTTTCAGGACGATTGCATTCTCCAGCTTATCGAACATCTAGGTAAGAAGGACGTTCTTATAGAAAAGTCCCGTGATATGGGGGCTTCGTGGATGGTTCTTACGGTGTTCTTCTGGCAATGGTGCTTTCAGCCGTACTCTGCGATGGGGTTGGTGTCTCGTACTGAGGACGCTGTGGATAAGTCCGACGACCCCGATACTTTGATGTGGAAGCTGGACTTTCACCTAAAGAACCTTCCCACCTTCCTAAGACCTGAGATGCAGAAGAACGACCGTTCAAGCTTAAAACTAAAACAGCCACAGAACGAATCTACTATCGTAGGTTACTCTGCTACAGGCGATGTGGCCCGTGGTGGACGTAAGCTAGCGTTTATGATGGACGAACTCGCAGCGTTTAAGGCAGATGACGGGTATGCAGCTTACGCTTCAACGCAGCACGTTACAGACTGCCGAATAATGCTCTCCACTCCACAAGGAGCGGGGGGTATCTTTTACGAAGTAGCAAACGCGGATTCCCCCGACATCGAGGTAATTACCCTTCCTTGGTTTCTCCACCCCCACAAGTCAGAAGGTCTTTACCGGTCGCACAGAAACAAGGGAATCCATGAGCTTGAGGTACTAGACAAAGAGCAAGATTACGAACACATCCTAGACGGAAAGATACGATCACCGTGGTACGACCGAGAGTGCAGAAGAAGCCCCGTACAGAGACTTATCGCTCAGGAATTGGACATCGACTACTCAGGATCGGGCAGTCAGTTCTACGATTTGGAGTCTTTGAAAAACGGCGAAGACACTTGCATGGAACCCTTCCATATCGGGGACATAGACTTCGCACCGGAAACTATGGAGCCGGAGTGGGTGTCCTTAGCAAACGGAAGGCTAAAACTCTGGACTCCCTTAGTAAACGGGATTCCTCCCCAAGATAGACGTTACGTGATTGGGTGTGACGTAGCCTCTGGTAAAGGCGGGCCGGGGTCTACAAATCACGCCGCAGCGGTCATCGATATAACTACAGGATTCAAGGTAGCGGAGTTTGCGTGTAACGATATATCTGTATTGGACTATGCACGTTACATTCGGGCGTTAGGAAAATTCTTCAAAGGGCTGCACGAAGAGGCGTATTTAATCTGGGAAGATAACGGTCCTGGCGGTGCGTTTGGCTCGCATGTTATCGAGTTTGGGTACACGCATTACTTTATGAGAACCAACGAATCCTCGATAAAAAAGAAGAAAACCTTTACTCCAGGGTGGTGGTCTACCCCTCAGACCAAGCTGATGCTCCTGTCAAACCACTCCAAAGCACTTGCTAGCGGTGAGTACACAGAGAGAAGTCGCCTTTGTATTAACGAATGTAAGGATTACGTTTATAGTAATCAAAAAGTCGTACACCAGAAGTCAATTAACTCCGAAGACCCTGCTCACGGTGGGGACAACCACGGGGATAGAGTCATAGCTACAGCAGTTGCGTGGCGAGCAGTCACGGATCGACCCGCTATTAAGTTGAAGAAAACACCCATAAGCGACCTTTCTCCACCCCCGTATAGTTTTGCGGCTAGGAGAAAAAAGCACCAAAAGACAATTGAGCAGGAGCCGTCGTGGTAACAATACCTAAACTCCGAGCAGTCATCTCTCAGAACTACCGGAAGCTACAGCCCTACCGCAAGAATACCTACGAAGCGGTACGACAGTATGTCGGTAGGCACTACACGGACGACGGAACTTCTGACCGTGTCCCGATGAACTACATCCAGCTTGCGGTCCAAATCTACGGAAGAATGCTTACCTCTCGTATGCCGCAGGTTACGGTTAATACCAAGAACCAAGAGCTAAAGCACGTTGCAGCTAGGGCACAGCGTCTTGCAAACGCAATGCTTAAAGAAATTGACTTTGGCTCTAAGGTCAGGGAGTGGGTAAACGCAGGAATGTTTGGCATGGGCATCCTCAAGGTAGGCTGGGCTCAAACCGACATCATGCACTACACCACTGACGCACAAGAGGAAATCCAGCTACCTGTAGGACGGACGTTTGTAGAGCCGGTCCTTTTGGACGATTGGGTGCAAGACCTTCAATCCAAAGGAAAGCCGTGGGAGCATTGTTCATTCATGGGCCACAAGTACCGAATGGCTCTTGAGCAAGCTCAGTTGTTTCCTGATTGGAACGAAGACGCAAGAAAGTCCTTGACTGAACTCGTTGAGTCACGAACCACGGAAGGGGGTGATCCTAAGATTGGCACGATTTCTGGAAGCTACAACCAGAACTCAGAGAGCATCCGACAAGAGGTGGAGATATGGGAAATTTACCTTCCTGATTCTAACGAGATTGTAACCTTTGCCGCAGACGGCGACTCATCTGACGACAAAGCCCATTCCAACGAGCCCTTGAACATTACTAAATGGCAAGGACCAAAGCAGGGACCGTGTTTTGCCGGCCCCTACCACTTCTTAGGTTTTGATTGGCCTATCGGTCAGAGTATGCCCGTGCCTCCGGTTGCACATTGGAGAGACGTACACGAACTAGCCAACCAGATTCTCAACAAGAACGCCCGTAAGGCTCTTAGGCAAAAGACTGTGTTTGGTTTCCAGTCTGGTCACGATGAAGACGCTCGCCGCCAACGGGAGGCGGGTGACGGGGATATGGTTCAGATGAACGACCCCAACTCTGTGAAGGTGTTTGAAAACCCAGGAATTGACCAGCAGTTGATGTCCTACGGAATGTCGCTGGACAACATCATGGACAAGATTGGCGGCAACCTGTCAGCGTTGGGAGGGTTGGGCCCACAGTCAGAAACCGTTGGTCAGGACCGAATGGCGTTGGGTCAAGCCAATACCAGAGTCGATGACATGCGCAATGAAACCTTTGAAGCGGTTTCCAGTGTGTGTAAGAGCCTTTTGTATTACTGGTGGAACGACCCCGTACAAGACTTTGAGGACGTGGTTCATGTTTCGGATACCATCCAGATGCCGTTTAACATCGCCGCTGAGTCGCGGGG